TTTAACGAAGAAGAATAAGATATGGCTACTACTTGGAAGATAAATAATGTGATGGTATACAACACGCTAGACGGCAATAGCGATGTCATCTACTTGGTAAACTACAATGTAACTGCTACAGGTAACGGAGGTTCGTATGCGTTGTTTAAAGAGGCAACTATTGACACCTCAAGCATCACTGACTTCGTACCCTTTGCAGACCTTACCGAAGAGATAGTGCTCGGATGGGTTACTACTGACTTGGGTGCTGATGGCGTAGCAGCGATTGACCAAGAGGCGGAAGATGAACTTAGCTTCTTTATGAACACCTCAATCAAAACCCTATAACGATGGCTAACAAAAAGTTCAGCGACTTTACTACTAGAACAGATACCGCCAATGTAGACTTCTTGGTAGGATATGACGGCACTACTAATATCAAGATAGCCCCTAGCAACGTAGGTGGCGGTGGTGGATTCGATGGGGTTAGATATGCCCACAACTTTAACCATAGCGGCAATAGTGCGAGTGTGTGGTATTTCCTACCGAATAACGGTACGTCAGAGCTAACATCCTTAGACGATTATCGTGGTGGTATAACTCCCTTGTACGATGGCTATGTAAGCAAGATTCGTATGACTTGTTGTGATATGGTACATAGCCCTCCTGCGACTGCAACATCTTTTAGGGTAGCAGTTAATGAAACAATAGTATATACTAGCTCTGTACAAAGTCACGGCACAGTAGTTAAGGGTACTACAATAGCTATAACTCTAGGAGCAACAGATGCAACCTTTAGCGCAGGGGATAGAGTTGTTGTGCAGTTTAACACAGATGGCTTATGGTCTGAGGTATGGGCATCAACTGAACACACATACAGCTAAGATATGAGACCTAGATGGAATGTACCACAGGACAAGCGTAGAGGCTGCCTGTGCAAAGACAAGAATACATACAGCAGAGAGTGCTGCAAGGGAGAGATGTGGAATCAAGGAATCGGAAACATAACTAAAGTAGACGAAGAATGAGAGAAATAGACTACATCATTATTCATTGTGCAGCTACCCCAGAAGGACGTGACGTATCAACGGAGACAATCAAGAGTTGGCACGTTGACGGCAGAGGTTGGTCGGATATCGGCTACCACTATGTCATTGAGCTAGACGGTACTATCGGACACGGTAGAGACTTAGATGTTAGCGGAGCGCATACAAAGGGACAGAATGCACGTTCTATAGGCGTATGCTATGTAGGAGGTTGTGACGAAGATATGAACCCTAAGGATACGCTATTAGGTGAGCAGCTGGATTCTATGGAGTCATTGCTCAAGGGCTTGATGGATAAGTACCCAAATGCTAAACTAGCAGGACATAACGAATTTGCTAACAAGGCTTGTCCGAGCTTCCAAGTGTCGGAGAAGTTCGCACACTTGATAGAAGGGGAATGATAAAGTTTGCCGAGATATTCAAGAATAGCAATGACTACAACGAGAAGACTATCATAGGCTTCCTGTCTTTTGCTATTATGGTTATTGTGATGGTGGTGGACGTTGTTACGGGTTTCTTCGGTAGTCACCTACCGATTAATGACTTCGTGTACAATAGCTTCCTCATAGTGACTCTGGGTAGCTTCGGTATAGCAGGACTTGAGAAATTCGCAAAGAAGTGAAACGTATCAAAGCACTAGGCAAGAAACTAAGAAGCATCTATCTATACAGCGATAGCCAACCTACAGAGATAACTCTGGCGGTATGTTTAGTTGTACTCTCTCCTGTTGTGACTATAATGGAGATAGGCTTGATGCCGATATACAACCTAGTGTGTGTTAGCTTTGGCTTGTTCCAACTCTACTGCGTAGCCAATGAGGACTTGGAATGTCGTATGAGAGCTAGTATGCTAACGATGAGCGCATACTTCGCTACCTTCTTGATGTACACTATACAGGGTACGATATTTGCATCTCCAACGCACTGGGGCTGGTTTGTCCTTGCCTTCTCTGCTTGGGGTGTGGTGCGTAGATTAAACGCAGAAAGAATACACAGAGATAGGAGATAATGGAGGCTTGGATACAGATAGCAGTCACGGCAGTTACGGTACTAGGAAGTGGTGCAGCATTCACCTTCTACACCAACAGGATGAAGATGAAGGCAGAGGAGCGCAAAGAGGATAACGCAAATAACGATACAACGCTATACCGTGATGACCTCAAGGCTAGGGTTAGAAACCTTGAGGAGTTACTAGCTCATAGTGCTAATGAGAAGGATGAGCTGCGGAGTCAGATATTAGACTTGACAGCAGAGGTACATAGCTTACGAGTTAAGGTAGACTACCTTGAGAAAGAGAATGAATTACTAAAAATGAGATAACAATGAAACACTTAAGAGTATTTTGGCTGTGGATTAAAGAGACACACAAGCGATTCTGGGGCTACTGGTTAGGCTTTACTGACCTAGACGAGAAAGTACTAGCAACATACGAGGAAGCTAGAAAGAGATACCGCAACGTAGTCAAAGCAGCTAAAGGAGAAGAATAGATGAATAACACCGACTTTGGATTCTCGAATGACTTCGAGGACTTTGTTAATGAATTAGAAAACAAGGAGCAGCCAAGCTGCAACATAGAAAACCCAGAAGACTGTGAAGCGTGTGGTAGCTAGATGGGTAGGAAGAACAATAGGGGCAGGGCTAATAACCCTGCTCCTCGTGTCTTGTGGTGCGAAGTATCACCTGAAACGTGCGATTGCAAAAGACCCAACGATACTAGACTCGGTTGCGGTAAAACTGGACACGGTAATCATAACCGAAAATAAAGCCCTTAGAGACACTTTAATTCTTCATAGGGTAGATACCATCACTTTAGAGAGAAACAGCGTTAGAGTGCGTTTAAAACGCTCCTACGACACTATCACGGTAGAAGCTGAGTGTCTACCAGACACGATACGAGTACAGAAGGTAGTCAAAGTTCCTCAAGTTGTTTACGAGGAGAAGAGTAAGTTCTGGCTTAACGCCTTGACTTTGTCCTTTTTTTTAACTAGCTTGTCCCTATTATTATATTATATAAATAAATTATATAAATAATATACCCCCCTAAAGGGGGTATTATATAATAATATATAATAATAATATATAATAATATATATATATTATACTATTATGGGCAAGAAAAAAAATGTTATCGACTGGCGTAGCCATTGGCACAAGATTGAAAACAAGGAGGTAAAGGATGACTATACCAATCACCTCCTATCCCACTTCGGATTCTACGACCAGAACACCGTAAGGTATTGGACTAGATACAAATGATTGACTTTATGAGAAACCCTGCTATTGATACCATCCTACAAGAGATGGCTAGAATCTACACGAACATAGGTATCGACAGTACCGAACAGGAGAAGCAGGAAGCGAAACAACGAGAGCTACAGCTCATAGGTGAGATAGCTAAGATAGACCCAGAGATGGGTCTTAGATTGATGGCTAATGATATCTGACCATACCAAGATAGTCATAGAGCTGGGCAAGATACCCAGCCTTAACAAGTTCTACTCCTCTCCTCATTGGACGTTTAGGAGTAAGGAGAAGACTAAGTGGAAGAAGGTCGTAACCGACCAACTAGACTACGACTTCCAGTTTGAGTACTGTACCATTACCGCTAGAGTCAATTATCGCTATGACCTAGACAACTGCATTATGGCTATCAAGTTCACGCAGGATGCCCTAGTAGATGCAGGGATGGTGGTAGACGATAACAAGAAATTCATCAAGGCTGTGGTCATTGAACCAGCCCTCGACCTACCTAAGAACTCTAGCCAAATCGTGGTAGAGGGAAAAATAATTCACAAATAATTTTGCATAAGTAAAATCTTCTGTATAGTTTAGCTCTAAATTCTTAGAGAGATGAATACAGAAAACAACTTCTACCAAGTCATTGACGACTTAGAAGCCTTCGCTGACCAGATAGGTAGCGAGTGGCTCAAAGAGAGAGCAGCTATGCTAGAGGCTCACTATGCACAATTAGAAACTTTAAACAATCAATAATTATGAAAGCAAAAGTAGTATCGGTATCTCCGAAGGGAGACTATCAGTTGAGAGATGGAAAGACTTTGTATAAGTTCTTTGTATCTATGGACAATGGAGACTCTGGGGAATACTCTAGCGTTAAAGCAGACCAAGACAAATTTATTGTAGGTCAAGAGGTGGAGTACGAGTTGAGCAGTACGCAGTACGGCAACAAGATTAAGCCTGTGTATGCACAAGGAGGTTACACACCTAGCTACTCATCTGGAGGCGATGACAAGCAGAAGATGATTGTAAAGCAGAGCTGCCTTAAAGCAGCAGTCGATTTACTAAAGGACAAGGGTGCTAAAAGTACCGATGTGCTAAAGGTAGCAGACAGCTTTGTAGAGTGGGTACTCGAATCTAAGCAGGAGGACACCACATACCAAACGCACTTCTCCTCAAGAGAAGAAAAGGTACAAGTTGCTCAAGCAGCAGCGAACGGACAGGCTACGACAGATGGGTTACCATTCTAGTAGGTTGATTGTGTTAGGCAAGGGGAGTAGAAATACTCCTCTTTTTTTTGTCCTTCCTGTAGGATATTAAAAATGGATTGTTAATTTAGGGGTATGATTCACCAACACATAGTAGACACTAGCAAAACCCTAACCTACCTAGAGAAAGCGAGAGAGGGTAAAATAGCAGAGGCATCCAAGTTCGGGATACCAGATATAGACGAATACTTAAGATTCAAGAAGGGAAACTTCATCGTAGTAACTGGTCACGCTAACGTAGGTAAGACTCACACGATGACCTACCTACAACTGCTACACACATTAGAGAACGGCACACGGTGGCTAGTATACTCGTCAGAGAACGAGGTACAAAGCCTACAGCGTAAGCTCATAGAGTTCCTAGCTGGTAAGCCTATCAATATGATTGACGAGCCTACCTTCTGGAGACATCACTCATACGTTCAAGCACATTGGGCGTTCTTAGATTCAGAGCTTATCGTAGATGCCTTCGAGCTGCTACAGATAGCCAGAGAGGTATACGATGCTTGGGAGTTTGAAGGGTTTCTTATTGACCCATACAACTCGCTAACCATAAAGAAGGATAACGTAATAGCAGGAAGTACTCACGAGTACCACTACGAAGTGACCAGCAATATCCGCAAGTTCTGTAAGGAGTACCGAGTCACGACCATAGTCAATACGCATCCTGTGACTCAAGCCTTGAGGAAAGTACACACGGGTAGTCATCCATATAGTGGGCATACTATGCCTGTGATGGCATCCGATGTAGAGGGTGGTGGTAAGTTCGTGAACAGGTCTGACGAGTTTATCTGTATACATCGCTATATTTCCCACGAGAGGGACTGGATATATACTGACGTACATATTCGTAAGGTCAAGGAGCTAGAGTCTGGCGGTAGACCTACCGCACTAAATGACCCTATCCGACTACGGTCAAAGGTAGGGAACTGTGGATTCGAGATAAAAGGATTAGATTTAATAACCAAAGAACGCATAATAGATGAGTCTCCATTTTGAGGGTAACAGGCTATACTACCTAGAGAAAGAAGCCGAGCTGTATAAGTGCTTGACCTATCTCAGCCAAGAGCTAGGTAACCAAGAGCCGATGAACCAAGAGCAACTATGGGAGGTATTTCATATCTGCTCCGACACGGCAGCAGTCTATAGACATATCACCGACTACTTCAATACCCTAGATAGGTTAATTCTTGATTCGCAAATCGAGAATGGGAAACTGAAGCAGGAGCTGTACGACCTAAAGAAGGAAAACGTCAAACTACAAAAAGCCCTAGAGGGGTGTATGGATGGA